GCAAATTGTCCTGCTTTCACTCCAATTTCTTGCCCTTTGTCAAATGCAGTTCCATAGTCAACCTGATTAAATCTCATTAATTTAACTACGTCTTTTTCACTTTTAAGACTATCTCTACCAGAATTTAATTTATCAAGAATACCTGTCATTCCACTAGTTATATTTGTACTCATTCCAGGTATCATATTGATTACATTTTCAATACCTTTTGCTATATTTGTCAAAAAGCTTAAAACATTTATAGACATATCATAGAATAATTTTTGAATAGCATACACGGGATCTATAAATACATTAGCAAAGAATTCTGCCACTGATAAAACAGTATTGGCAAATCCTGCAAACAAATTAAATAAAAATCCAAATAGTACACCAAATATTCCACCAACAATACCAATTACTTGTACTGTAGTATCTCCGAAATTTAGCATTGCATATAGTAATAGTCCTATGGCTGCTCCAATTAAGAGTATAGGCCAATTTAAAATTAACCATGCTGCTGCTTGTGCTATGATAGGTTCAAGCATTAACCATAATTTAAGTGTAAGCATTGGTATTTGAGTCATTCCCCATAGGATAAAAGCTGCACTAATTGCATAAAGAATAGGTTGAATTGTTCCCCAATTATTTTGGAAAAACAAACCAATGGATATAATTGCATTTAATAATATATTAATACCTGCTATTAAAGCTGTGAGCGCATTTCCGATATTATTAACAAGTTGAGATCCACCTTCAGAGTTTAATAAATTTGTAATTGTTTGCTGAATAGGAATTAAACTCATCATCATTTTATTTTTAATTAGATTTCCAATATCTCCAAATGTCATGGGTATTTTAGCAAACATTTTATTTGTTTCATCTGCTGTATTAAATAAAGCATTTTTAATAATCTGTGCTGTTATTTTTCCTTCTGATCCAAGCTTTTTCAATTCTCCTTGTGTTGCTCCCATTTCTTTTGCAATAGCCTGTGCAAGCATTGGGGCATTTTCATTGATTGATCTAAATTCATCACCCTGAAGTTTACCTGCTGCCATGGCCTGATTTAATTGGTATGTGGCTGCTGTTTGTTCTTGGAGGGATGCACCAGATATTTTAAATTGCTTATTCATTTGTTGTGCAAACAAAATAGATTCATCATTTGTTGGGAAAGCGTCTTTCGCCAACATATTAAGTTTAGCAACAGTAGCACTCATCAGGGAATATTCCCCTCTAGATTCTTGTGCTGCTTGATATATTTTTTGCTGTAATTCAGCTTGTGTCTGACTTCCATCGTTAATAAGATTTAACCTTGCTGCAATATTACTCATATTGTCTAAAGTTTCAATACCTTGCTTTACAGCAAAAATACCTACTAAACCACCGATAACTCCTTTTAAACTAGAAAATATTCCACTAGACCTTTGTGCTTCATTATTCAATTGCCTTTGACTATTTACATTATTATTTATACCAGTATTTGTCTCATTAACAATCATAGTAGACCTTCGAGCTTCACTATTTAACTGTCTTTGACTATTTGTGGTATTATTTACACCATTATTCAATTGACTTTGACTAACAATATTATTGTTTATACTATTATTAGTTTGATTAATACTTTGGGTTGTTCTTTGAAATTCTCTACTTGCACTTGTAACTTCACTATTAAAACGTCTTTGATTATTAGTTGTGTCATTTATCCTATTACTTAACTGACTTTGATTGTTTGAAATATTGTTTATGCCACTATTAGTTTGATTAATGCTTTGTGCGGTTCTTTGAACTTCATTATTAAATTGCCTTTGATTGTTTGCAGAATTAACTAAACCTCCATTTGTTTGTCTAACATTTTGTGCCATCATTTGAACTTCTCTATTTGAATTTTGAACTTCGCTATTAAATTCTCTTTGTCTATTAGTATTATTATTTATATCACCATTTGTTTGTCTAATACTTTGTGTCATATTTTGAATTGCTCTATTTGCGCTTGTGATTTCTCCTCTTGCTTGTGCAATGGTCTGGCTCATTTGCATATCCCTTGAAGTTGCTGAATTGAGTTGCTCCATAACATTCAAAGTCATATGCATAGCTCTAACAATACCCTGTAGAGGTCTTGAAATTTGATCATTAATTCTTAAAGTAGATGCATAAGTAGACATTTTTTTACACCTCCCCTAAACAAAATAAAAAACCACTTACTTTTTTAGTAAGAGGTTTTATCTAACTTATTCTTATCTACTTAATTAATATTGTGCCTTAATTCTCATAATATGGTTATATAAATTATCAATTTGTTTAGGATGTTTTGATGTAAATACTATTTCAACATCATTGTATTTTCTACTCTTATCTTTTAAATCAATTTCCTTAAATTTGAATGAAATATATCTATTTTCAATATTTTGCTTCTTTTTAAAGGCGAATGCAAAAATACCTACTAATAATAATCTTGTAGCCGTAACTCTTTCAGAAAATTGTTTTTCATTTTCAATTGTAACATCTATTTCGGATAAATTTGTTTCAATTAAAGGTTTCTTATTAAAAACACCAAATTTAATTTCTTTATCATAAATTTTAACAAGTAATTCTAAATCATTCTTCCATTCTGGAAATCCACCAACATAATTTAAAAAACACATTGCATCTGGTTTGTTTTTAAATAACAAGTTAATTAATCCCATATTGGCACCTCATTTCAATATTTGATAATTATTATACTATAAAATACAATAATTATCAAATATTGTTTATTTTGTTTTTCTTGTTTATTTATTCTTTTTTTCATCTTCTATTCTAAGATCAATACTTGCAATAGTTAATGCTCTTTCCCTATCATCCATTTCAGCAAAATCTTTAATTCTTATTTTTAATTTTTGAAGAGCAAAGTGAGCATACATAGCTTCTCCACCCTCCTTTATTAGTTTTTTGCTTCTTCTACTAACTCTTCCATTCCTGTATCAAATCCACACAAAACTAATATCTTTTCTGAAAGTCTTGCAATTTCGCCAGCTTTTAATTTTTTATTTAAATAAAGTTCTGGACTTACACCACAACCTGCTTTCTTAATACTTTCCGCATCTTTGAAATTAGGATTTACTGTTCCTTTTATGACAATTTGTTCATTAAATTTTGCACTGTCAAAATCTGCACCTTTTTTAGATATTTTTGTACATTCTTTTTGAATGATTTTATATTCATCCATTGGAATATTTTTAATTGTGAACTTTAAAAGATTACCTTCTTTATCTTTAAATCTCTCTGATACTGTTACTTCTTCTATTAATTCATCAATTGAATTCTCATCTAAAAAATCTTGTAATGCTGACATTTGTAAAAACCCCTTTTAATTTTATTTTGTTTATTTGGGTATGTAGTTTTACCACATACCCAAACCAATTTTTATTATTTTATAGTTTAGTAAAGCTATTTAGAATTTCAAAATCATCAAATGTGAATGAAATTTCTTCATCCATTGCTGTAGCTTCAATATCAAGTTTTGCAATTATAACACTATCAATATTGCAATTCTTTAATACCACTGTCTGCTTTCCTGTAGCTGAAGCAAGATCTTCGTTCGTAACTTGAATATCGAAATATACGTCTTTCCCTGTTTTATTATAGTCTGCCATTAACTTCCTAAAAATAGTAGTTACATAGTAAATGGTCAGAGTTCCAGTGCCTTTCCAACCTTTTGCTTTAGAGCCTGTTCCCCTCCTACCTAAAACTAATATTTCTTCTTTGTTTTTATCAACTTTTGCTTCAACTTTTTTTACATAAGCTAGATTTTCTATACTTCCATTAATATTTGCAAATGCAGTACCTTCTCCACCATTAACTACATCTTTTACGTTTTTAAAAGCCATTTCTTAACTCTCCTTTCTTAACCTACATTAACTGTGACATAGACCTTCTCTATTGCGTCTACAGGTTGAGCAAAAATTCCCATCAAAACCGCATCAGAATCTTCTCCCTCAGCAATAACGATATCTGTTTCAGCATCAAAATTCTTAACAGCATTTATACCTTGCAAAGTATTCATATAGGTGATGATTTCATTTTTCAATAAATTTCTACCATCAGCATTATTATCAACTTTTCCAATGTAAAAATTTTCATAGATTTTCTT